CTATTTCAAAAGAAAACAGAATGTCCACGCTGCGCGGCTAATGGTGAAGACCGTAGTGGAGACAATCTCGCGGTCTATGATGACCATGTGTATTGTTTCAAGTGTAGTTATCACCGTAATACAAAAGGAAAAGAGATGACCGATGAGACTGTTACGCTACAACCTAAAGAGTTTAAGACTCTCACTGGTTCTTACATTGATCTTGAAGATCGCGGTATTACGGAAAAGACTTGCCGACTCTATGGCTATCAGGTAGCTAAGGTCAATGGCAAGGAAGTTCAGATTGCTAACTACTACACCAATGGTGAGTTGATTGGTCAACATCTTCGTGGTCCTAACAAGCAGTTTGCTTGGAAGGGATCAGCCAAGAGTGCTGAGCTTTATGGTCAGAACCTATGGAAGAATGGTGGCAAGCGACTTGTGATTACTGAGGGTGAGATTGACTGCATGACTGTCAATCAAGTTCTTGGCGGCACTTGGCCTGTAGTCTCCATCCCAAATGGAGCGCAGTCAGCAGCTAAATCTATCCGTGATAACCTAGAGTTTGTTAACTCTTATGCAGAAGTTGTTCTGTGTTTTGACATGGATGAGCCGGGTATCAAAGCAGCCAATGAGGTTGCCGAACTACTACCACCGGGCAAGTGCAAGATTGCTAAGCTTCCTTACAAGGATGCCAATGAGTGTCTTGTCAATGCTCAGACTAAGCAGCTTGTGTCTGCTATCTGGGAAGCCCACCAGTATTCTCCAGATGAGATCCTACATATCTCTAAGATTGTAGATACATCAGAAACTATGACAGCCAGCAAGGTATATCCCTTTCCATACGATGGTCTATCAGAGTTTCTGATTGGCCAGCGTGGTGGAGAGATTAGTCTATGGGCATCTGGTACTGGCTCAGGTAAGTCTACTATCCTCCGCGAACTTATGATGCACCATCTTACAGAAGGCCGTAGCGTAGGTTGTATCATGCTTGAGGAGTCTCCGCAGGAGACAATGGATGACATGATTAGCCTTATGCTTAACAAGCCTGTCCGTGCTATCCGTGCTTGTCGTATGATGAATGAGCTACGGGTACAGATGGGTAAGAATCCTATCAACATGCAGATGATTGATGATCTTACAGATGAAGAGTACTACACTGCTAAGCGTAAGCTAAGCGAGACTAGCTTCTATATCTATGATCACCTTGGCAACAATGCCATGCAGAATCTGCTTGCTCGTATGGAGTTTATGGCTGTGTCTCTTGGTGTTCAGGTCATTGTCCTAGACCATATCACGGCAGCAGCCGCTGGTCTTATGAGCATGTCTGACAAAGATGTTGAGGGTGGTGGTTCTGAACGAATCATTATTGATACGCTTATGAAAGAACTAAGAGCATTGGCTGTTCGTACTGGTGTGCATATTGACATTGTATCGCAGCTCAAGAAATCAGAGAAGGCTTATGAAGAAGGTGATCGAATTACTTTGCAAGATCTGCGTGGCTCCGGTGCTTTGGCTAGTGTGCCTAACACAGTTATTGCTCTTGAGCGTGATCGTCAGAACACAGACCACAAGATTGCCAATACTACAATTGTTCGTGTTCTCAAGAATCGCCTGACAGGTAGGGCTGGTATTGCAGCAACACTATTTTATGACCACACTACGGGTCGTTTGAAAGAGATCGGCTTTGCTATGGCAGAGGATGGCTCTCTTGTCTTTGACCCAGAGGAGAACTAAATGAAGGTATGCGTCCTTGACATTGAAGGTAACGGACTTGGTGAACTAATCCTTGATAGTAAGGGTAAGCCTTATGCAGAGGTTACTAGAATTCTGTGTGCCGCTACTAAGGTCAATGACGAAGATCCTATCCTTTGGTTAGAACACCAGATGAAAGATCTGGTCAAGTACCTCAGTGAGATGCCCGTGATTATCGGACACAATATCTGGGGTTACGATTTTCCCGTGATGCGTAGACTGCATGGGATGGCGCGACCGAAGTGCATTGTTGATACGCTCGTTATCAGCAAGTTAATGCATCCAGACATTAACAATCACCCACTAGGTGATAACTCTCTGGAATCTTGGGGTAAGTATCTTAAGTATCCCAAGATAGATTACAAGGGTGGATGGAGCCAGTACTCAGATGAGATGGGTACTTACTGCTTACAAGATGTCAGACTAGGCATGGCTATCTATCAAGCCCAGAAACAATTCATTACAAAGAACAAAGAACTAGTTCGCTTTGAGAGCAGTGTATCTGAAGTTCTAATGGAGCAAGTAGAGCATGGATTTAATTATGACAGTGATGCAGGAGACAAGCTGTATCAAAAGCTTATGCTTGAGAAGCTTGGTATTGAAGATGAAATGCGTGAGATCTTTCCTAACAAGATCATCATTCGTCATTCAGAAAAGACAGGTAAAAGACTGAAGGATAAGATTGAGATCTTTAATCCCGGTAGCCGACAGCAAATTGCATCCCGCTTAAATGAGAAGTATGGATGGGAACCACCACTAACTGACAAGGGAAATCCCAAGGTAGATGAAGCAGTGCTTGCTACTCTTGACTATCCCGAAGCAAAGAAGTTGACTGAGTACTTTAACACAGTCAAGCTTATGGGTATGGTTGAAGACTGGAACACCCGTGTAACATCTAGCAGAGATCATCGTATCCACGGTGGTATCAATGCACAAGGTGCTGCTACAGGTCGTTGCACACACAGTCAACCTAACATTGCTCAGGTAAGTGGGGACCATCGTGCAAGAGAACTATGGGTTGCAAATGCTGGTGAGTCTTTGGTTGGTGCTGACTTGTCAGGTCTTGAGCTGCGTATGCTTGCTCACTTCATGGCTAAGTATGACAACGGTGAGTATGCTAAGGTGCTGCTTACTGGTGACATTCATACACACAATCAACACGCTGCTGGTTTGTCTAGTCGTTCGCTTGCCAAGTCATTCATCTACGCTTACCTTTATGGTGCTGGCGATAAGAAGATTGCTATGGTATGCGACTGCTCTGTTGATGCCGCTCGTAAATTGCGTGAGCGTTTCCAAAAGGAAATCCCTGCACTTGCTAAAGTACAGGATGCTGTACGCTTTGAGACAATCAAGACAGGCAAGGTACGACTACCCGATGGTAGAAGCGTACCCGTCCGTAGCGAACACGCTGCCCTCAATACCCTCCTGCAAGGCTCAGGAGCCATCGTATCGAAGTACTGGATGGTTGAGGCTAGCAAGTCAGCGGCGCGCCTACGCGCCAATCAGCTGGCTTATATCCATGACGAGTTGCAGTACAGTTGTCCCAAGTCTGTTGCCGATGAGTTTGGCAAGGCTGTGACTGCTGCTGCAACGACTGCTGGTGAGCAGCTTAATCTTAACATTCGTATTGATGCTGAGTACCGCATCGGTAATACTTGGGCAGAAACCCACTAAGGAGTAATATGAGTTCACTTACTATGTACATTGCTGGTCCTATGCGGGGATACCCGAACCACAACTTTGATGCTTTCTATAATGCAGAGAAGAAGTGGGTAAAGAACCCAATGATTGAAAAGATTTACAATCCCGCCCGTATGGATGAGGATGAAGGCTTTGATCCAACAACAGCAGAGGATTCTAAGGAACACCTCCGCTCATGCATGAAGAGGGATCTTGATGCTATTCTAAACTGTAACGCTATGGTAATGCTGCATGGATGGGAGCATTCTGAAGGAGCAAGAGTTGAGCATTCACTCGCAACATATTTAGGGATGCCAATCTTTTATGAGAGTTAATGTTAAAATTTGTTTCTATAAATTCAAGCCAATACAAGCGTGGCGTTATGCCTTTATTCGGATACTTACTAATGCTAAGCATACTCATGCTCATCTTGAGTTTAGTACCGAACCACCAATAGCTGTTATTGTCATTGATGGTAAGGCTGCTGAAATTACAAAGGTAAAAACTTTATCTAAACTAAAAGCAGAAAAGTACTATGAATATGACATTGGCGATCTTGAGTTATCTTCTGCTGACTTTACATTCTTTCAAAGCTATCCAAAGATTAACGCAGTTAAGATGATCTTTTATTATGCAGTTGGTCGTTTCTTTGGTATGAAGAAGCCAGCTAGTTGTGTTACATTTATCTGTGACTATTTAAAGTTTAAGGGTTGGGATATCCCTGACCTCTTCAGTCCAAAGGAACTATGGGAGAGCTTACATGCTAATAATAATGATCGGTGGAAAGGCCCGCGTGGGCAAAACAACACTAGCCAAATGGCTGAGTGAGTACGCTTATAATGAAGGTTACTCTCCTATCTTACTTCCTTTTGCTCAGGCTTTAAAGGAAGAAGCAGAAACAAGAGGCTTCTCAAAAGATAAGAACCCAGAAGAGTATCGTGCGTTTTGCCAGACTCTTGGTTCAGACATGAGAACTATTGACTCCGACTTCTGGGTAAAGAAGTTTAAAGAAAAGATTAAGTTCTTATACGAACAAGAAAAGAAAGCATTAGACCAAGACCCAGAGACATGGCATGAGAAGGTTGTCATTGTAGATGACTGCCGCTACATGAATGAGGTTGCTGCTGCCCGTGATCTACGAGCATTGACTGTCTTTGTATCACATGGTAATCGTGTGTTGCCTGAAGATACTGCTGAGTGGAGAAAGCATGAGTCAGAAGCAATGGCTAACTCATTAGAAAATGAAGACAAGAATTATT